CACCGAGACGTCCCGCCGCCGCAGGGACGGGGCGGTCCTCACGCAGGCGTGGACCATCATCTCCGCCCACCTCGACGCGCTCCTCGCGCTGGAAGCCGAGCCGATGATGCGCGACGGCGAACTGGTCGACCTGTCCGGCGCCGACGCTGGCCTCGACATCCTGTACTTGGCGCACCGCTGCCGCCGGCTCCTCACCGACAACCGGCAGCCCGCCCGCCACCTGTCCGGCGTCTACTGCGACTGCGGCTTCGCTGACCTGTACGAAGTCCTCGACGACGACGGGCAGCAGGCAGGGGCGAAATGCCGCCAGTGCCGCGCCGAGTACAACCAGGACGAGTACGCGGACCTGACAAAGGTCCGCTCTGCGCGAGTCAAGTCCTACCGGCGGCGGGGAGTGCGACCCGCGCCCACAGACGATTTGGTCGCCCGGCGCGCCTAACTCGCGTTTTCGGACATGACCTGTTATAAGTCATGTTCATAGTGGGAGCAAAGGCCCTCAGACCAGATGGTCGAGGGCTTTTCGCATGTCTGGGGGTGACCGGCATGCCCGAGCGGATCACTATCGCCCAGGCCGCGCAACGCCTTGCAATCCCCGAGCCCACCGTCCGCGTGTGGGCTTCCCGCCACCACGCCCGCAAGCTGCTGAAGCTCGGCAAGACAGCCTGGTACGACTGGCTTGATCTCGCCACGATCGCCCGGCAGCTACGCCGCGGCGAGAAGGTGCCTCCCACCGCTGAAGAGCGTGACCTGTTGCGCGCCTCGCTCAGGCCCGCAGCCTAGACAGCCTTAGAGATCCCCATAGACGCGCACTCTCGGCGGGAGTGCGCCCGCTCCGCGGCTCTTCCCCGTGACCGCGTCGAGCTGCCGGCCTGGTGCTCTTTGTGGACTGAGGGGTCCGAGGGCGGAGAGCGCCAGGCCGGCACCCCTTGATCGTGCGGCCCCGTCTTGCTGGGGGGGTTGGTCGGGGCCGCACAACAACCCCCTACAGCCCTCTTGTGGAGAGCGACATGAAGCGGCACAAGGTCACCATCCTCCCCAATGCGGGAGGCTTCGGCGCCCACGGACTCCAGGTGGACGGCCACGACATCTCCCGAGGTGTCCGCTCGCTGACGATGAGCCTCGACCCCGGCACCCCGCCGCGCGTCGACCTGGAGATGGCGCTCGTCGAGGTCCAGCGCATGGAGTTCGAGACCTCCGAGCTGTACATCTCGGAGTCCACTCGCGAAGCGCTGATCACCCTCGGCTGGACCGCGCCTGCCACGGATGGCCCGCCCGCCGTCGTGCTGCCCACCCACCCCGGGACGGAGTCAGTCGTCCACATGTACGGGAAGACGTACAAGATCGTGGGCTGGGACTGCTACGGCGGTACAGGGGATGTCTTCGGATCGATCACGCTGCACGTGGCTCCAGTCCGGAAGCAGGGCTGAGATGTCTGATCTGCTCTCCTGGCTGAAGGCGACGATAGAGGGCGACAAGGCAGCAGCCGAAGCGGCGACGCCCGGACCTTGGACAGTCGATGACCCCAGCGAGTTCGAAAGCGGCCTTGAGATCGAAGCACCTGACGCCACGGTCGCCGGTCACGGCCACTACTGCGGTGGTGTCTGGAAACAGGCCGACGCCGACCACATGTGCCGCCACGACCCGCAGGACACGATCGCCCGCTGCGATGCGGAGCTGTTCATCCTGAGTTGCCACGAGGGACCTCACGAGTGTGTGAGCCCGGACGACAACTGCCTGTGGATCGAGTGCGAGGACGACTGTCCGACCCTTAAGGCGCTCGCCCGAGGTCGCCGCCACCGCTCCGGCTTCAATCCTGCTTGGCTGGAGTCATGATGTGCGCCGACTCCTACACGTGTACCCGCTGCGGATGCCTGGTCGATGAGCGCTGGCGGGAAGAACACAACGTCTTCCACCGCCAGATCGACGAGCTGCTCGCGAAGGCGCCAGAGACGCCGGATTCCCCCTGACCCCATAGACCCCCGGGCGGGCTTAGGCACTCTCTCACATGCAGCGCCTTCGCTTGGGCAGCGCCCGCCCGGTTCACTCTCCGTCACATCGGTGCCGCGTTTATGCAGGTCGCATCCCGAGCTTCTGTAATCACCGCAGGTGGTGAGACGCCATGCCTCGCAAGGCGATGTCCGTGTGCTCCACCCCCGGCTGCGCTGAGCTAACCCAAGGCGGCAGGTGCGATGACTGCAAGCGCGAGGCCGAACGGCAGCGAGGCAGCGCATTCCAGCGAGGCTACGACAGCGCATGGCGCCGCACACGCAAGGCGTACCTGCGTACCCACCCACACTGCGAGTGCGACGACTGTGCAGCCCTACCCGTGCACCTGCGCCCCATCGCCACAGACGTAGACCACATAGACGGGCTAGGACCCAAGGGCCCACGCGGCCACGACCCATCCAACCTCAGGGCCATGGCACACGCCCACCACTCCAGCCGCACAGCCCGCGACCAGCCCGGTGGATGGAACGCCCGATAGGAGGCATGCCATGGCAGGCAAAGGCAAAGGCCACATAGCCAAAGGCCGACACGACGTGTACGACACACTCGCCCCCAAACTCGGCAAGCAGCGCGCAGCACAGATCGCCAACGCAGGCGCCACCAAGGCAGGCCGCACCGCTATGGCCCGCAAAGCCGCAGCCACACGCAAAGCCCACAGCAAGTAGCCCCATCACCCCGGGGGGCACCCCCCAGCCCGGACCCGAAGAGGACCGCGGGGGAGGGCGCTGCCACCCGCGGAGGGTTCAAACGTTACGGCCTGTCACGCAAGGTGACTGGCTGGCCTGATGTCGCGCAATGCGGCGAGGGAGTAGTGATCGACCATGGCGCGTGGAGGTGCCCGGAACAGGTCTGGCCCCCAGCCTGACGAGTCGTCGGGGCGTTCGGAGCAGCGCGGGGTGGTGTTCACGGCCCTGCCGGCCGAAGGCTACGACGGTGAGCCGCCAGAGTTTCCGCTCCCGCTGGCGAATGCTCGCGAGCTGGAGGTGTGGGAGGAGGCGTGGCGTACCCCTCAGGCGGCGGCCTGGTCGATTCAGCCGTGGCGTTGGCGGACGGTCGCCATGTGGGTGCGCTGGTCCGTGCGGATGGAAGCTGAGGACGCCTCAGCGGCGCTCGGGAACGTCGTCGTGCGGTTCGCTGACCAGATCGGGCTCACGCCCGCGGGACTGAAAGAGAACGGCTGGAAGATCGCCGAGGATGACCTTGCGGTGAAGCGGCAGGAGCGCGAGGAGCCTGTCGACGACGTCGAGGATGTCCGGTCGCGGTTCACGGTCGTGACTCATGGCGGCGGCTGACAAGTACGTTGTCGACTTCCCGACCCTGTTCATTGTCCCCGCTTGGACGCAGCGGCACTGCATCGTCCCGGACGGCTTCTCCAAGGGCCGGCCGTTCCGCATGTACGACTGGCAGCTCTGGTGCACGCTCAACCACTACAGGGTGAAGCCGGACGCGCAGGCGTACGACAGCAACGGCATTCCGACCCGCGGCGCCGCGTTCTTCTACCGCCGCTCGCAGATCATCGCCCCGCAGAAGACCGGCAAAGGCCCTTGGTCGGCGACGATCGTCTGCGCGGAAGCGGTGGGGCCGGTCCTGTTCGCTGGCTGGGCTGAGGGCGGCGAGCAGTACCGGTGCGCTGATCACGGGTGCGGGTGCGGATGGACGTACACGTACCGGCCGGGCGAGCCGATGGGCATGCCGTGGCCGACCCCGCTGATCCAGCTCCTGGCCACGTCCGAGGATCAGGTCGACAACGTCTATCGGCCGTTGCAGGCGATGGCGAAGGGGCCGCGGCTGGCGGAGTTGATGAAGGTCCGTGAGGGCTTCATCCGGCTGCCGAACGACGGGATTATCGAGGTGGTCACCTCCAGCGCCATGTCCCGGCTGGGCAACCCGCTCATCTTCTGCCTTCAGGATGAGTCGCAGCTGTACAACGCGACGAACAAGCTGGTGAAGGTCGCCGAGACGATGCGCCGCGGCGCGGCCGGCATGGGCGGCAGGTCGATGGAGACGACGAACTGCTTCAACCCTGCCGAGCAGTCGACGGCGCAGCGCACGTTCGAGGGGAAGGCGAAGGACGTCTTCCGCTTCTATGAGCCGCCGCCGGCGAACCTGTCGTTCAAGAACAGGGCGGAGCGTCGCAAGATCCTGCGGTTCAACTACGCCGGGTCTCCGCACGCGAGTGTCCCGATGATCGAGGCGGAGTGCGCCGAGCTCGCCGAGACCGATCCCGCTCAGGCGGAGCGGTTCTTCGGCAACCGGATCGTCTACGCCGGCGGCTCGTGGATGGACGGCGACGTGTGGGACGGCCGTGCGAGGCCGGAGCAGGTGCCGGACGGGACGTCGATCGTGCTCGGGTTTGACGGCAGCGACAGCGACGACTGGACGGGAATCCGGGCCGAGACGGGCGCCGGCTACCAGTTCACGCCCACGTTCGGGCCGGACCAGACGCCGACGTTCTGGAACCCTGCCGAGCATGGCGGTCAGGTGCCGCGGCTGGAGGTCGCCGCCGCGGTGGACGAGCTCATGTCCCGGTACAAGGTCGTGCGCATGTACTGCGACCCGCCTGACTGGAAGTCCGAGATCGACGCTTGGGTGGAGAAGTACGGCGACAAGGTGGTCTTGCGGTGGGAGACGTACCGGCCGGTGCAGATGCATGCAGCGACGCAGCGTCTCCTGGTGGACGTGACCAAGGCTGAGTCGGCGTTCACGCACGATGGCTGCAAGACGACGGCGATCCACGTGAAGAACGCCCGGAAGGCGCCGCGGCCGAACCAGCGGTACGTGCTGGAGAAGCCCAGCCAGACGCAGAAGATCGACCTCGCCGTTTGCTCCGTGCTCGCGCATGAGGCCGCTGGCGATGCACAGGCCGCTGGCCTGTTCCGGAAGAGACGCCCCTCCAAGGTGATCGTCATGAGATGAGGTGAATGGTGGCTCGCTCCGCGCTGGAATGGCTGATGCACCTCATCAAGTGCCACGACAGGGACCTGCCCGAGCTGAAGAAGTGGGACGCCTACTACGAGGGCGAGCAGCCGCTGTCGTACATGGCGCCGGAGTTGCTCCAGGAGTTGGACGAGCGGGTCCGGCAGGTCGTCGTCGAGTGGCCTCGCCTGGTCGCTGACTCGGTGGAGGAGCGCCTCGACATCGAGGGCTTCCGCTTCGGCCGGCAGGCCGAGGCCGATGAAGAGCTGTGGCGCATCTGGCAGGCCAACGACTTGGACGAGGAGTCCCAGAAGGCGCATGTTGACGCGCTCGTGATGGGCCGTTCCTACGTGATCGTTGGGGCGAACGAGGACGACGCGAACACTCCGATCGTGACGGTCGAGTCGCCGCTGGAGGTGTACGCGGAGCACGACCCGCGCACGCGTAAGGTTGCCGCCGCGGTGAAGCGGTGGACCGAGGAAGACGAGAACGGCAAAGTCGAGCACGCCACCCTCTACCTGCCCGGCGTCACCGTCTGGTGGGTTAAGCGGGACGGCGACTGGGTGGAAGACCCTGACCATGGGCGCGATGAGCACGAGCTCGACGAAGTGCCGGTCGTGCCGATCGTCAACCGGCCGCGTACGAAGCGCCCTAACGGGGTCAGCGAGCTGAAGCCGATCGTTCCGCTGTCGGATGCGGCCTGCAAGATGGCGACCGACATGATGGTGTCCGGCGAGTTCCATGCGGTTCCCCGGCGTTGGGCGATCGGTGTTGACGAGTCGGACTTCCAGGATGAGCAGGGTCGGAAGATCTCCGCGCTGAAGCGGATCATCGGCCGAGTCTGGGCCATCCCGAAGCATAAGCAGGAAGATGGCGTCGAGGTCGGCCAGTTCCCCGAGGCGAACCTGGCCAACTTCCATGAGACGTTGAAGCTGCTGGCCATGATGGTTGCCTCTCTGGGCGGTCTTCCGTCCCGGTTCCTCGGCCACGCCACGGACAACCCGGCCAGCGCGGATGCGATCCGGTCGGATGAGTCGCGCCTGATCAAGCGAGCAGAACGCCGCCAGCGCTCTTACGGCGGCTCCTGGGAGCGGGTGCAGCGCCTCGTCCTGAAGGTGCGAGGTGACGAGACGGCGGACGACGCCAAGAGCCTCGAAACGCTCTGGCGGGACGCCGCCACGCCAACGATCGCGCAGAAGGCCGACGCCGCAGTGAAGCTGTACACGGCGAAGATCGTCCCTCTTCACCAGACGCGCGAGGACCTCGGGTACACGCAGGTCCAGATCGAACGGATGGAGGAGGAGGACGAGAAGGTCGCCGAGAACGCGTTCCAGCGGGTGATGGCCGGCGACCTGGCCGCGCTGACCGGGCCCAAGCCGCCGCAAGAGAAGCAGCCTGAACCTGAACCGGTGGCCTGATGGCCGCCCAGCAGATCGCCCAGGCCCACTACCAGGCACAGCAGGCCGTCGTCCGTTCCATTGTGGACCAGGGGCAAACCCTGTGGGCCACAGTGCGGGCAGCAGACGTGCTCGACTCCTGGCTGGCGGCGCTGGACACGATCATTCAGATCCTCACCTTGGGCCAGCGGGCCGCGGCCTCACTGTCGCAGCCGTACGTCGCAGCGGTAGCGCGCGAGCAGGGCGTACCCCAGCTCGGTGCGGGCGTCGTCAATCCGGGCGCGTTCGCCGGCGTGGCGGCGGACGGTAGGGACCTGCGGTCGCTGCTGATGCAGCCCGCCTTGCGGGCACTCGGTCTGCTGGCCGTGGGCGTCGACGACCAGTTGGCGCTGCGGTCGGGGCTAGCGCGCCTGACCCGCATTCTGGAGACGGAGACCACCGATGCCGGGCGCGTCGCTGACGGTGTCGGGATGGTGGCCAACCGCCGCTTCGTCAGCTACGTCCGCATGCTCACACCGCCGTCCTGTGGCCGGTGCATCGTATTGGCTGGCCGCGCCTACTCCTGGTCGACGGGGTTCGCCCGGCATCCGAACTGCGACTGCTACCACCTGCCGATCCCCGAAGGCAGCCCCGAACGGCTCCTGGTGCAGTCTCCGCGCGAGGCGTTCGACGGCATGTCTCGCGAGCAGCAGAACCGAGCATTCGGCAAGTCCGCCGCCGAGGCCATCCGCGACGGCGGCGACATCGCCCAAGTCGTGAATGCGCGCCGACGGGGCGCCACCTACGTGGCTGGCGGGCGCGAATACACCCGCGAGGGCACCACGCGCCGCGGCCTGTACGGTGCCGGCCGGGAGCCTCGCCCGACACCAGAGCAGATCTACCGCGATGCCGCAGGCGATCGAGGTAAGGCCATCGGTCAACTCCGCCGCTTCGGCTACCTCATCTGAGACCTCCCCGCGCCGCAAGGGCCGGGGCTGATCCCGCAACGGGAGACCCATGTACACCGAACGACACTGGCTGTTCGACCTCGCGCGCTTCGACGAGGACCCGCCGGACGACAACCCGGGCAACCCGGACCCCGAACCGGATGTGCCCGATCCTGAGCCTGAGCCTGAGGGGGCCGACCAGCTCGGCGACAAGGGCAAGCAGGCGCTGGAGCGGATGAAGGCCGAACGGGCCAAGGCTCGCCGAGAGGCGGCCGAAGCGAAGAGGCTGGCCGACGAGCTGGCGGCGAAGGTCGCCGAGTTCGAGGACCGCGACAAGAGCGAGACGGAGAAGGCCGCCCAGCGCGCCGAGAAGGCCGAGCAGCGCGCCGTCAAGGCCACACAGCGGGCCGTCAAGGCCGAGGTGCGGGCTCTCGCGGCGGAAGCGTTCGCCGACCCTGAGGACGCTCACGCTTTCCTCGACCTGACGAGCTACGCCGGCGATGACGGCGAGATCGACCTCGATTCGATCCGCTCCGACCTCGACGATCTGCTGGAGCGCAAGCCTCACCTGCGCAAGCAGGCCGACCCGCCGCCGAAGAAGACGCCGAAGCCGGACCCGTCGCAGGGGCCGCGCAAGGAGCCCGAACCCACCAACTACCGCACTGCCGACCACTCCGCGTTCGAGGCGGAACTCGCCAAGTACGGCGTGCGCCCCCGCCAGTGATCCGCATCCGAGCCCATCTGGGGCCGGGCCTCACCTCCATTGAGGTGGACGGACACGAGGGCCACGCCGAGCAGGGCCGCGTGTGCGCCGCGGTGTCGGCCATCGCACAGACCGCGCTGCTCGGGCTCGAAGAGATCGCCCGGCAGCACCCGGACCTCGTGTCCATCACGATCACTGAGGAGTGATTCATGACTGTCCAGACCGCCCGTTGGGCGTTCCAGCTCGACCGCCACGACGTGCGGTCCACCCTCCCGGCCGCGATCCGGGAGATCATGCAGAACGGCCTGCTGTACAGGACCTTCGAGGACGCGCTGCTGCCCGAGTTCCTGTACCCGATGATCGCTACTCCGCGGCCGTGGTCGGCCAACCTGGGCGACACCGGCACCTTCACCCGTACCGGCCTGCTCAACCCGGTCACCACGCCGATCACCGGCAGCGACCCGTCCACCCAGACGTACGGCATCGAGCAGTGGTCCGTCACCATGGACCAGTACGGCTCGGCCATCGACACCAACATGCTCCAGTCGCGCATGTCGCTGGCGTCGAAGTACCTGGAGGACGTGCAGAAGCTCGCCATCAACGCGGGCCAGTCGCTCAACCGGATCGCCCGGGACAGGCTGTACGGCGCCTACGCCGGCGGACGCACCTGGTGCACCACCGCGGGCAGCTCGGACACGAGCATCATCGTCCAGTCGGTGAAGGGCTTCGAGACCGTCCTGGTCAACGGCAAGCCCACCCCCGTCTCGGCGTCCAACCCGCTGAACGTCACCATCGCCGGTGTCGCGAACACGGTGACCGGCGTGAACACGGGCACCAGCACGCTTACCCTCGGCACCGCCCGCGCGGACGTGGTCGGCGACGCGGTCGTGGCCGTCAACGCGCCGGTCAGCATCCGCCCCGGCACCCAGGCCACCGCCTACGAGCTCTCCACGAGCAACGTGGTCACGTTCAAGATGTTCCGCGCCGCCGTCGCGCGCCTGCGGAAGATGAACGTCCCCACCCTCGGCGGCTACT